CTCCACTACGCTGTCGCCCTGCCGCTCTCCCTTCGTCAGTTCCCGCTTCCGGACGCCGACAAAAATCTTGACCTCGCCGTCGGTAAGCTGGGCTTCGGTAAGGAATCCCGGCGCGAGGGCATCCTTCTTGGCTACGGCATTCATGCCGCCGATGGCCGTCTTGAGCGATTCAACCAGCGTAGTCTTGCCGTTTCCGGACTCTCCTACGATCTGAATGAGCCGCTTGCTCATAATATCAGGCGTGAGCTCGACCGCCTTGATGACGTTATTGTCAAGCACCTTGAGCCCGATCAGTTTTACTTGCTTCTGTTCCATGTTGTTTTGATTTATTAAAAATTTTTACTTTCTGCAACCTATTGTTCCCTCGTTGCAACATCCGCCGTAGCAATCGTCCGCCATTTTCGGACACTTGTAGCAGGGACCGTTGACGAACTTGATCTGGTTTCTGAACATCTGGTAAAATCGCACTAAGTATGCCTTGGTGGGCTTTCCGTAGATTATCGTTTCAAGTTCTTCGGTGTTGTCGGCCAGCCGCTCCGCTTCTTTGTAGGCAACCTTGAGTCGCTTAAACAAAGAGTCTTTTTCGCTTCTTGTAGTATTCATTGATTTGGCTTGGATCGTTACCTTCGTTGAGGAAGTTGTTTGCGAATTTCAATCGAGTCGTAGCCCGGTCGATAGCCGCCCCCGCCTCGTTGCGTTTAAACGTAAATAACACACCTCGCGTGGGGTCCGTAACCGGGCGAAGATCAGTTGGGTTGTCGTCGTCTACTCCGTCATACTTGAGGAGATGGACCGTCTCAAGCCACGGCCAGCCGACGAATTGTCCAATAATCTGCCACTTGTGCTCTTCCCACACTCGCATGCGCTTCTTGTCGTAGGGGAACGTGGGAGAGAAAATAAGGCTCTTCTCTTCGTTTCCGACAGCCGACTTTATTTCTATGACGGCTTGGATTTTATCTCCCACGAAAACGTCTGCGTCTGGAGAGAATCCGTAGCCGAAGTCAGTCTTGTAGAACAGCTTATCGTCGAAGTCTTGGTCGTAGTGCCGGACATTCGGGCAATAGTTCTCTCGAAGCCACTCAACCGCCCTCGGTTCGTTTTCGCGGCCCATTTTGAAGTTTCGATTCGCAGGAGCCGAGATAAACGTCCCAGTTCGTCTTTGATACTGAATCTCGTATAGGTACTTGATGTTCGCTTCCGTCCATGTGTCCGTTTTCGACATGAGCCGCTCCAGTTCGGATGCCGAGAAAAATCCGGTCTTCTCCTGCATCCACTGGAGCTCCTTGTCGATCTCTTGTGGCTGTTCCTCGACATGGTTGATAAGCTCGTCTAAGTCAAGATGGCCCATTTCTCGCGGATTTTTGCTTCCAGCGTCTTCCGGTAGGGCTTGAACAATTCGAACTGCTTGATAAGCTCTCCCATCTCGGCCCGAGTTTTTGACTCTTCGATACCTTTCACGAACTGGTCGTACTGGGCCGCCAGATCAGCGCTTTTGTCCTTTCGGACCCGAAGCGCATCTTGCTCCTTTCCGAACCATTTACCGTGTACGGTACCTATCCGGATCATCTTCCCAACGGTGTCTTCGATGTACTTGCTCCCGGTGACACTCACGATCATGTTGATGTTCGTGCTGTTGGGGACGAGAGGCTTGGCCCACTCGAACTCAGCCTCTTCTTCGAAGACGATGCACGGGAGCATCACCTTCTTGCCTTTGTCTTGGCTCCAGCCTTCCTTCTGCGTCACGCCCTTGATCGTGAGGACTACATCCTTTCCTCCGGGAAGGGACCAGTCGCCCATGAAATTCGGGTTGAGCATGCGTTTCCAGTGAGTTTTTTCTTCTGCCATGTTACTCCGATATTTTAACGAGAATCCACTGATTCTTGAGTTTGATTTTTGCGTACTTGCCATCGTTTACCCAAGCGTTGATCGTGGATCGAGAAATCTTGTGATCCTCTTCCAACGTCTTGTAGGTAGTGATAATCCCTTCTTCGATTCCTTTCTGAATCTTCTGAGCGAGTTCTGTTCCAGTCATAGTTAATTCTGAATTTGCATCACATAGATTCCGGCCGAGTCAAAGGTGCGTTCGTTGTAGTTCGCGTCGTAACCGTTTGCGAACCCGTTGTCGTCCTTCGTCTCCGTGTAGCTCCCGATATAGCGAACCTTGGTGCGCTGTACCTTGATCTTTTCTCCGGTACGTTCCCCTGCCTTTTTGACCCAGCTAAAACCCACATACTGTTTCAGAACGAGGAATTTCAAAGGGCGTGAACGGTGGGGGGGTGTACTGAAAGCTACTCCCCGCCGGAACCTGCGACATTAGTTTTTGTTCCATTTTTCTTCTGCCTTTTAGTTGTTTTGGTGTTTCTTGCCTTCTCCAGAGCGGCCTTAGCCTGCTCCAGTTCTTCGATAGCCTCTGCGGTCTGCTCCGTTTGCACTTTAACTTCTGCCAGTGCAACGGCATCCTTGAGCTCCTCGATCTCCTCCGACTCTCTCGGTTCGGCCCGAGCCTCAGTGTATTTGTCGAGACTCTTCTGGCACACGTCGAGGATTCCGCTTACAGCCGACGGGTCTCGCATGATGGTCTGTGACGCGAGGAAGAGCGTTTTTGCAATGGTGGTTGCGTTTTCCCTGTCGCGTTCTGCATCGCGCTTTTCGGCCCTGATAGCAGGATCGACCATCATGTGCGGTGCCAAGATGTACACGAACGTCAGATACTCGGGTGTGCCTTTTAGGAACACCTGCTTCCACGTCTTCGATCTGGTCTCCACGTCAACGCGCTCGTTGGTAATCCTTACCACGAATGCGTCGAGGTTGTACTGGAGCGAGTAAATTTTGTTTTTCTTTTTCTTGAACATAAGAGTAGTTTTGATTCGATGCAAAGTTAAACATTTATTATTTAATTTGCAAATAAAAATGTCGAGATTTTTCAAAAACCTCGACATTTCTATACATAGTGTTGATTTTACTCGACCCGGTTCGGCATTTTACCGTCCTTTTCCATTTGGTTCCGTTCGTCGTTGTCGGCTCCGCCATTTCCTTCGGCCGCGGCCTTGGCTTGCTGTTGCGCTTCCAGTTCCGCGGCGGCCTGCTCCTGAGCCTTGCGCTCCTTTTCGGCCGTTTCCAGTTCGATGCGCTTCAACTCGTCGAATGAGGCCAGCGGGCTTCCTTCGGCCGCGGTGCGAACGGAGAGGATTCCTCCAGCCACAGCCTGAACGCGGTTCTGGATGTCTTCGCTGTCGTTCTTGGGGATGAATGGCTCGATGGAGTACGACATTCGGAGATTGTGGTACTCCGTTTGTCTCTTCTCCTTGATGCCGACAAACTCCTTGAAGATGTACATGAGTGTGCGTAGGGCTGGATCGAACCGGGAATATGCGTCCATACACCATTGCGTCTCCGGAAAGTATAGGTTCCGGAGGTAAGCACCGCTGTAATCGCCCGACTTGATCTCGTCCGGCCGGATGAACACGGCTCCTACGCTGTCGCATAGGAACTTGAGCGAGTTGTCAAGCGAAAGCGTGAACGTGTTGGATGCGTCGGCGGGCTGGAGAATCTTCGCGTCGCCGTCTTTGTTTCGGGCCGCGATCACCTTGCCTTGGAAGTTCACGTTCGGCAGGCCGCCTACGATTCCGGAGACGAAAAGCATCTGGAAGTTGTAGTACTTGCCATTTTCCATCAGGTCCGATAGAAGTTTCTCGATGTCTTCGATGTTTCCCTGAACGTCGCCCCAGCACACATCGCTCTCGCGGTGGTAGCTGACGGGGCAGATGGAAAGGCCGTGCCGAGCCGTGCTCACCAGTTTGTAGCCGTCCTCGGAGTATGTTTCGGTCAGGTTGCGAAAGAACGTCTTGACCGCACTTTCGGTAGAGGCTATGGTGATGGATTCCCAGCGCTCGACGGTCCGGCTTCCGTATATTTCGACGACCGTGGTTCCATTGTCGTCGAACATGCGTAAGACATTGCGTTTGCCGCCATCGCGCGGGTTCCGGAACTCGGTAATGAGGTCTCCAAACTCGTAGGAGAATACCCGGTAGCCCAGCATCTCCGTCTCCGGGTCCATGTAGACGCAGATCGCACCGTCTCCGGTGCCGAAGCATGAGTTGCCGAACTTAATGAGGGCGTTGTTCATGCCCGTCTGGTTCCAGTATGACTTCATCTGCGAAATCATGTCTGCGTCCTCCATGTCACCTTCGTTGCTGAACTCCATATGGTTGCCGAAGGTATGGATGGTCTTGTGCCGAAGGATCGACTTCTGGAGTGACACCGATACGCGCTCAACGGGCTCGTAGCCATCGGGAACATTCTTGCGCAATGCCTCGTCGTATCGGTATTTGGGCCGATTCGAACGCATATACACATCATATACCATGTGGGCCGACGGTTGCTTCTCGTTGAGGAAGTCCGACTGCGTAAGCAACCGCCTTGGGTAGCGGTCGAATTGCATCGGCTGTGGCGGG